TCTTTGACGTGCATCAGTAGCTTCTTCTCTACGTGCTCTTTGTGCTGACTGTCTACTTAAAGCGGCTCGTGCTAGTGTAGAAGCATCTGCGACTCTTCCCATTCTTTGACCTACACCTAGTGCAGTTTGCTCCGCTGTTCTAGCGGCTTCTACTCCAAGTGGTCCAGCTGCCTCGGCTGTCAGTCTTTCCGCTTCGGCTAGATCTAGTCCAGCAATCCTAGCCAACCTTGGGTCTTCTAAAGTACCTCTTATATCAGCACCTAGTTCTCCTAATAAACCTAACTGTCTTGATTTAGATTCCTCTTGGATGTCACGAATACCACGTGCTCGTATACCGGCAAGTTCTTGGAATTGAGGGATAAGTTCTCTCTCTCTGCCCAGAATAGCACCCATAGGTTCAGCACCGTACAATCCAGTACTGTACTGCTCGCCTATAATATCTTCGGGTGAACGGAACTGATCGAAAGCTCTCTGTATAGACTGTGCTCTTTGTTTAGCTGCTTTTTTAGCACTTCTTGCTCCGAAAAGTCCTCCAAGTACGTTTCCTCCTATTGCTACTACTGCTTGTGTTGCTGGGTCCATAATATTAAGCTGTTCTTCTGTATCGGTATACGACTATATATGGTTGTAAATTTGTGTGAGATCCACCTCCGGGGGCTGTTCCACCACCTCCAGTGTTTGTCAAAAGGTTAGCTCTTCCATAAGAACTATCACTGCCGGTAGTAGTAGTATGCCCACTGTTTTCGTGGAAAAAAGTTCTTTCAGCTTCTCCAGTTGGGTCAGTTTGACCACCTCCATCAATTTTGTAATAAGCAGCACCAGTGTGAGTGTGTCCGGGTATTTGGGCATTTGTCAAAGTAACAGAATTTGCACCACCGGTTTCCCCGATTGTATCAAACTCTGTTTGCCCCGAATCAAGACCAACTGTAACTCGACCGCTTCCGTACGCTTCCCAAGTTCCGAATCCAATTTTTGTTTGGAAAGCCCCAGCTGTACTTTCTTCAGTTGTTTCTAATATAATGCCGACTGGATGTATTGAATCCTTCAAGGCGGTAGAAAACTTAACTAAGTCTACTTCACCGTCTTCTATCTGTGCAAGTTCCAGTGCTTCCAGTATAAGATACAGCATTCTCTGAAGTATTTGTAAACTTAGCTGCATCTACTAAATTATCTAGCTTTGTTGATGTTACTTGTTCTGTTGCACCAAAGTCAGTTCCCTTTACTAAAATAGACATATTTTTATAAAATTAGTTGTTACTATTGTACACTACTTGTCGAGCGGAATGTTTCTGCTCCAGCTACTTTGAGAGATCTAAATCTAGGTCTGCCCAAAATGCTTGTTAAAATCACTTGCAATCCGTATGCTCTCTTGTTGCCAATACGTCCTCTAATTGACACATCTTCATCTGCTGATATTGGAGCACCTAAGTAATCACTAGCATTATTTAGGTCTATTGCTGGCTCTGAATCTATATTTTCAGATACAGCAGATATGGAAACATCAGATGAGTTATCCGTGCCGGACTGTAAATGAAGTTCAAAGTTATTAAACTTCTTGCGATCTATAGAACCTAGTGTAAACATTCTAGTAGTGGCTGAACCTTGAACTCTAGTTGATTTTTTTGTAGTGCTTCCGATGTCGGTAATTACCCTATCAATACCGTCCGCAAAAACCTCTAGTTTATGGATACCACCGTCTGTGTTTGTTACATAAACTCCTCGATCCAAACCTTTACCAGCTACTAGTAATTTAGTAAACTCAAAAGAAGAAAACGTATTCCCATCTGTATCTACATTGTTTACATTATCTATAGACTCCCAACTTTTATTTAAGAAGTTATAAATTAATAAAGTATTGTTAAATGTAGAGCTTTCAGTAGGAACAGCTAAATAATATTTATTATCGAAGTAAACAGCACTAGCTTTATCTACGTGTGCTTTATTAATTGTATTTATGGTCTTTTGAATACTTTCAGATAGTGGTACTTCATTTCCACGAAGGTTATACAAGTCCACGAAGCTAAGTCCGTAAACACCATTATCTGATAAAAATATAATTTGATTACCGACTTGGACTACCGAGTTTCGTGCAGTTAAACCAACTTCATCTGTAAGTAACTGCGATTGAAATAAACTCAAGTCCGTGTTTCCTATTACGATATGGATACTATTACGGTTGAATACAACTAATTTGTCATCAGAGAATGATAACATACCTACGTTGAAATCGGACTTACCGGCATTGAATCTAAACTGTCCGTATACTTGGTCGTATGTGTCCGTATCTAAAATATCTGATAAAAGAATCTCGTCAAATATTTTACGATCTGCATATGTATCTGATGAAGCACTGACACTGTACCTATAGGGCACGGCTAATCTCCGCTGGTGGTATACACCGTATTTTGGTGCTGGCATATGAGTAAAACCAAGACTTTCGGACATAGGTTTTTCTATAGTAGCTGTCTTATTGGTTTGATCCACTACATTAGTAACGAATGTAAAAGTAGTAGCATTAGTTACCTCATCTACTGTTATAACTGTATTGACCGCTATAGTTGAGTTCGTGGCAGTAATTGTAGCTGTGTCACCTCTTTTTAAGGTAGCAGTGCTAGATACTGTAGCAGTTGCAATACCACTAGCTATATCTAAGTCCGTTATTGAAATAGGAATAGGTTGAGTATAAGTTCCGCTTGATACTTTATCCAACTGAGGACTTGTGTTGATATTTGTAGCGGATAAATCTTTTTCAAAGGGTGTATCTCCATCTCGGAATATAATCAACTTATTGAAGGCTTGAATCATTTCTACGGATGAAGAAACGGTTTCTCCAGTAGGATAACTTAAATCATAACTAGTACTAGGATCAGATACTTTGATAGCTACAGCTTTTGAATTAGCGGCTAGAATAATGTAACTTTCGGATTCATCATTTGGGTCAGAAAATATACAAGAACCGTAAACTTCATTGACCTCAGCATCAGCCAAAGATGGCTTGGTAACAGTAACACTTCCAGATGCTGAACTATATGTTTTGTCAGTGAGCTTTATAGTGTCTGCATCTACAATAGTTGCGGTATACAATCCAGAAGGAGTTGCTGGACTTACAGTAAGTGAACTAGTATCTAGTTGTACTTGTCCGCTTCCGGATGTTCCTAGTCCGTGAGCTGAAGCAAAATTTAAAATCAATTCATTGCTAGT